GTCAATAATTTCTTTTGTTTCAATCACCGAATCAGTCATGGCTTGGAATACATGGCCAAAGACAATATCAATTTTTTGCTCTACGGGCCTGTAGCAAGCCACAGCGGCAGCTGTCATAGATTGAAATCTGCTGCCCTTGCCGCCCCAGTCAACTCCTAGAACTCTGTCTGCGTACTTAGGAGCATCTGCGCCATTATCTTTAGAGTTTGGCTTGAGTACACATACGTCTTTAAGCTCCGTAAGGCTGACGAGCCTTTGCCCTTCATCGCAAGCTTCCCCAAGTACTTCGTTTATAAAAGTTGCTGGAGAGCTGAGCTCTCGCTTTAACAGCAGAGATCTCCAGTTCTTTGGATTGGCGTAGTGCACCGGTGCAATGACTTGTGGTACGTGGTAGCTAGGAAAGGTCTTGGCCTTTTCTGCATACTTATGAACCCAGAAGCCCTTCTCTGGCTCTAACGGTCTATGGCATTTAGCGCAACAAAATCCTTCAGGCCGCATCATGTCCATGACGGTAAGCCCTGGACCGGATCCTTCTATGGTCGGTATGTTCCAATGATTGCAGGTTTCGCACTTCATAAACCATTCGGCTTGGCTTGACTGCAGTCGCAATTGCTCAATAACGTTGTCGATGGTTTTGCTGGTGCCTGCGTACATTTCAGAACGCCGCTCAGATGCAGACATACATTCTCGAACAATATCTAGAAACTCTGGGTTAAGATCTTGAATCTCGTCCATTCGAATTCCGTCAACAGACAGACCACGAATTCTGTCTACCGATAGCTTGGCAAACGAGAACCAAAGTTCTGATCCGTTTCTGAAACTCTTCTGCATTACCGAGTCGACACAGCTCTTATCCATAAGGGTGTCTTTGATATAAGACTCATGGACAAACTGTCGAATGTACTGGTGGCTAAATCTTCTGATTTGCTCAAACTGCGGAGCCATATATAAAACTTTAAATCTATTAATGGCTGCTGCTTGTAGAACGCCTTGAGCTGCAATGTGCGTAGACTTACCAACCTGACGAGCGCAAACTAATAAAGTCCTATCCGGAAGGTTTGGATAAAACAAAGGTTCAAAAAACTTATGCTTAACCAGCGTAAACGGCCTGCCGTTCAGTCTGAGCATTGAGGTCAGACGAATCGGAGAGGTTTGATTCTGCGCTAAATAAGTATTGAGAAATTTTGAAAATTCGTTTATATCTAATCTTGCGTGCAATTCAGCAAGTTTGTCAGGGGATAAAGAAAACACCCTGTCGTCAATATCGTCGACCTCACAAATAGACTTCATATTTTGAGCCATGTCAACAACCCAGCTTGGCGCTAGGGTTTTTAAATCAATTTTGGCTCTTTCTTCGTTAATCCGATTGGAGTCGTTCATGTCAAATTCCGAAAAACCGGAAGACTTAATTTTGAGAATAGTGAAGCAGTTTGTAATTGCAGCATATACGTTTTTTATATTGCTAGCAACTGGCTTCATTGTTGTAGGTAAATTTGTATTTGATGCCCTACATACTTGGATAGAGAGAAACAAGGAAAGACAATCACAAAGAAAGTTTGTAGAATCCTCCACTTCTAACGAGAACCCCTAATGCCAAACCCCCCAAGATCCGAATCCTCAGATGAGTTTCTAAAGCAAGCAGGTTTACCTGGCTACGATCCAACACTGACAGAGCCTGGAGCAGCAAAACCTTCTATAAATAAAGATATGCTGGGAGCTTTACGCCAGCCAAAGGACGGCACTGAATCTAAAGACTGCAAAGACTGCGAATAAGGATTGACATTGTTTGCACTTATCTGCATTATATTTCTCATATTCTTTTTCATCAACCCTTGCCTTACAATTGCAGTTGCTCTGCTTACCCTGATTGGCTACTGCGCAATTAACAAATGACTGACTGGATTCTCACTGTCTTGCTGTCTTCGCTCGTACTCGGCTCCATGGCTTACATGGTTGTCTGGGGCGTGCACAATTTTGAACTTACTGTAGATACAATAATGGTTTGGGCCGACCAACAGGAGTCGTTCCTACAGAAACTAATATCATGTCCAGTTTGTTTTAGCGTTCAGGTTGTTTTGGCTTTATCCTCGCTGCACTGTTTGGCGTTTGGAATGGGTCTGTGGACTTGGGTGGCGATTACTCTACTAGCCTGCTTGGTAGCTCTATTGATGGGCAGGCTTGACCCGCTTACTGAAAAGAAATAAACCTATGTTCAAAGAAATTGCTGACGTCTGGGTCGAAGCCCTTCGATCCGGCGGTTATACTCAAGGCAAATATACATTAAAAACAAATCCTGATACGCCAACTCATTGCTGCCTAGGAGTTCTATGCGAGATATATCAACAACAAAATCCAACTAATCCGTTGGAGTGCACGGCTTCAAGTATCACTAAAGATCTTGGCAATGGCGCATATGAGCATTTAGATGCAGTATCTTTTAATAGCGAGTTTGAAGTGTTGCCCATAAGGGTTCAAGAATGGGCAGGACTGGGCTCAGCAGAAGGCTTATTAATAATTAACGACTGCAGAACTAGTCTTGCTCAACAAAATGATAAAGGCGCTTCTTTTGCAGAATTAGCGGATCTAATTAAAGACAACCAACATCTACTGTAAAGGGGCATAATTGCGATATCCAATATTTGTATTTTGCGCCGACTTGCAGGCTAGAGAGTCAGCGTATCGTTCTGTCAAAGAACTGCGTGGCGACGATCTATACGCCCTTAGACAAGTTGTCGACTACTGTAAGAAGAATAAGTTGGCGCTATTTCTAGGTGGCGACCAGGTTGACACCCCGACCATCTCAGACGAGCACACCATAGAGATTCGCAAAATCCTTATAGATGTTCCATTTCAGGCAACTTACTATGTGGATGGCAACCACGAGCGAGGATTCAAGAGGCTATGTATGGAGGGCGGCGGTGCTGCCGCTGCTACCAATCTAGAGGAAGCAGAATACATAGACTCAGGTGCACGCATTGCCGGCTACAACTGGCGTACTCGACGTCAGTGGGAAGCCTATCTAGAACGATACGTTCTGCAGCAGGCAGACGTTCTTATCCTGCACGGCTTTGCATCTCAGGTTGTTCCTGCCCTTGGATTGCCTCCAGATGAAGCACCGCTGTGTGACATCGACCTAACTTGGTTTGACGGCAAATACAAGCTAGTGCTGATGGGCGACATTCATATGGAGTGGGATTGGCGAGGACCGCAAGGCACTCGCTTTTTGTACTCTGGATCTATGTGGATGCATAGACTTGGCGAGCCTGAAGCAAAGTCTTTTATTGTAGTCTACAACGATTTCAGCGTAGAACGTGTACCACTGCGTTGTCGCCCATTTTTACGTACGGATCTTAAATCAGAGGAGGATCTCAAAAGAATTCAAACATGGCTTGACAACTGCGCTAAGCTGTCGTATGTTTCAGAAATGCAGTCGTTTATGGGAGACAGACTTCCCAGACTGCATCTCGAAATACCTTCAGATATGCCAGCAGCGCTTTCAGCTGGACTTGAATCCTTGAAGCAACAGGCTTTTGTATTTGAAAGAGTAGACATTTCGCACGACCGAGATCTCGCTGAGATAAAGGGATCTTTGGACGAACAGGTGGATTTGAGCACAGCCTTGAAACAACTAGTAGACGAAAAAGAACCAGTAGATATTGAAGCTGCAGAATTTGTAAAGCAGGCAATGGAGCTTGGCTTTGATGCAGCTGTCACAAATCTAAAACAAAAGGTAGGAATGTAATGGCAACCACTAAGAAGACCACCAAGACAAAGAAGTCAACCGCAGTCGCTAAGAAGCCCAGCACCAAGACTCCTGCGCAAATGCGCGTAATTATTGCCAAGGATGTTCTTGCGCAAATTGCAAGCCGACGATATCGCCCGGCTGAGGGTTCATGGGTAGGAGATTCCAATATAGGAGACCTGGAATACTATGTCGAAGGTAGACTGGCTGAGGATGAAAAACTCTGCAAGGTAGACGCAAGTGAGTATGTCAACAAAGTAAAGAAGTGCTCTGTGTGCGCTCTGGGTGCTATCTTTATGTCTCAGGTAAGCAATTTTGGCGGAGTGACTTTAACTGATAGCAGATCTGCTTATTCCGTGTTTGAGGACTTAGATCGCTCGCCTCTTAAGAAGTATTTTTCTGTAAGCCAACTTGAGCTTATTGAAGCTTGCTTTGAGGGAATTGATGGAGTCTACTCTACCGATATGGTTAAAAGCAGCGATAGAGTATCTGCTCAGGCCTACTACATTTGCCACAAAAACGCTACAAAGCGAATGACCGCCATTATGAATAACATAATTCGTAATAAGGGTACCTTTGTACCAAGCCAGGACCTTACAAAGGAGATGATTATCGAAGCAGCAAATCTCATCTGAAAGATTAAACAAACTTTAAAGCAAATAGACAATAGGACAAATCAATGAGCCTTATTGACCGAATTCTCAACGGCGATTTTGACGACGAAGACAACGTCAGCGTCCCTGCCATCAAGACCCATAATCAGCGTGGTTCGGAAGGAACCTGCTCTTCCGCTTGTCCCATCGATCCCGACGAGGATGAAGAGGTTGCAACTGACGAGGATGAAGAGGTTGCAACTGACGAGGATGAAGAGGTTGCAACTGAAGAAGAATTTGAAGATATCCCGTCTGAAGAGGTTTACGACGAGGATACCACTGTTATCATGGAGGCCAGCTCAGACATTCCTTCGGAGGAGTGGATGAAGGAATACATAGAAGAAAACGAGCTCGATGTCAGCGAACCTGAGCCGGTAACAACTGCGCCGACTCAGTATGTCGAAAAGCCAAAGCAGTCCAAGGTAAGAGAAATCAAGAAAACCATGAACAACGAAACCAACGAAACTCTCGCAAAGACGACCCCTAAGCAGTCCGCAACCAAGTCTGCCAACGCAGGCACCAAGAAGCGTGGCGCTCCACACAAGCTCACTGAGCACGCCGACGAGGTTTGCCGCCTTTACACCGAAGGCGTTGGCGCCAAGACGATCGCCGAGAAGTTCTCGGTGTCTGTTTCCTGCGTCATCAACACGCTGAAGCGTAACAACGTCACCATCCGCCCAAAGGGTCGCCGCAAGACTAGCGACTGAGTAAACACATGAAGCTGCTCTCCCTGAAGGGCAGGAACATCGGTCTTCTCAAAGGAGATTTTGAGTTTGAGTTTGACGACGCACTGACGGTCATCACCGGCCCAATCGGCTGCGGCAAGTCAACCATTCTCACGATGATCCGAGCCTCGCTGACCAACTCGTTTCCAGGGAACGCAGGTAGCTGGGCCTCCTGGGGTACACCACCCCAGGAGGCCTGCTATTTTATTGCGTCCTGGCGTATAGGAAACAAAGTTCTACATATCGCCAAGGCAGTTGCTGGCGAAAAGAAGTTTGGTGCGCTGAACATTCCAAGATTGCGCATTGAACATGACGACGGAAAAGTCGAAGAGGTGTTCACGTCCAAGGAGGCTTTAGAGAAAACCCATTCCCTGATTCCTGTTCCGGCCAGCATTATCGACGGGCATCTGATCGTAGATCAAGATTCCATTACAGCACCTGTATCTTCAACGCCGGCAAAGTTCAAGGAGATTATTCATACTTTGACTCGCACCAATGAGCTAGAAGCTCTGCGAGGCCAGGTCAGAGATGTGATGATGTCCGTAACTGTGCCTGACGTAGAAGGTCCCTTGCTGGAGGCTAGGACTGAGTACAACCTGCTGAGCGGCGAGGTAGCCAGGATACAGTCTGATCTTCAAAAGCTGGTCTTGGAATACACAGGTCTGCAGCTAAAAGAAGTTGGCACGCGCTTGGATACTCTTGAGCACATCAAGAAAAATGATGAAAAGCGCACACAGCTGGAGTCCAATAGAACTACTGCTGTAAATGCTCATGTTCAACTACTGCAGCAACAAAAGGTTCAAGAGTCTGGTTTGGCGGAACTAGAGCAGCAGAAGGCAGCAAAAGCAATTAATGCAGAGGCGGCTAAAAAGTCTTTGTATTCTGCAGATCTATTGCTGGAGAATAACAAGCGTAAAGCCAAGCTGCTGGAAACTGCAGAAAAGCTTACGGCTAGATTGCAGGAGTGTCTGCAAACTCAGCCTCAGGCACCTAGCGAGGAAAGACCACAAGCAGGTTCTGACACTTGGCTTGTGGACCGCGGTTCGGAGCTTAAGCAAGAGCTAGCTGCGGCTATAAAGCGAATGCAGTTGGCAGAAAAGGGTCAGTGTCCGGAGTGCGGTACGGTTACAGCCGTATGCAGTCATGACATGGATCAGCTTAAGTCTGATATTGCCAGCAAGTCTGCGGAAGTAGATCTCACCACTCAGACTCTACGGGAAGTGCGTAAGTTGGAGCGAGAGTGGCAAGACTACGAAAAGGCTCTTAATGAGTCTACTCAATGTGCTGAGACCACAATGGTCAAAGCTGCGGAGGTAGATCAGGAGCTGCAAGGGCTTCAAGACTTGCCAGTAATGACACCGGAGATAAAGGCTGGATTTGCTCGTACGGTAAGTGAGTACGATCTATTGGAGCGTAGTATCAACACTGCAACTAACAGCATCAGCGCAGTCAAGGGGCATATCCAGTCTCAACTGGACATGATTACTTTGATAGACAATCAGCTGGCCGATATACCGCCTGCTCGATATGATGCGCATGAGTATGTTCGATTGCAGAAAGTGCATCAAGATGGCGTGCTGATAAAGCAGAAAGCGGATAAGCTGGAGGGCAGTCTAGAGACTGCCATTCAGAGTGTAGAGCGGGCAAAGTCCAAAGTTGACGTTCATGAAAAACGAGCAGCCTCGGTAAAGCCTATTGAGAATTTCCGTAAAGTCTTGGATAAGGTCAACAGTATTCTGATGAAGGACGGTCTACCAAGACTGCTGTCCTTGCAGTATATGCAGAAGCTCAATGACCGTCTTGGGTTTTATCTTCGTACGATTAATGCAGACTTCTCTGCCTACATCGACGAGAACCTGGAGTTCATGGCGCGAAAGTCTGACGGCTTGGTACATGCTGCCAAGAGACTTTCTGGCGGTCAGAAGCAGCAGGCTAGCGTCTGCTACCTACTGGCCGTAAATGACGTGTTTGCCAGCACTCTCGGAGTCCTTGCTCTTGACGAGCCCTCAGGGGCCATGCAGGAGTCTAACTCACGAGATCTTGCAGAAGCGTTCAACTATCTGGCGAAGATGGGACAGCAAACCGGTCGTCAGTTTATCGTAATTACTCACAGCAATGCCCTTGCGGCCCTAGGCTGCAAGAATATCTCTCTTGAAGGTCACGAGTAATGTCCATTATTGACTCTAGCGTTGTTCATGCTTCTATTAGCCCCGACATGGTCGAGGCCGTCCGTCTGATCACGAAGGTCGATTTCTACAGCACTCAGTGCATTCCCGGATGTCAGGCGAAGACCCTGGCTCGCAAGCTTCGCAACTTTGTTGTTGTTCGTCAGCAGCCCGAGTACACCAAGTTTATGCAGTATTATGGACTTGAGTCCCTCGCCAACAGCAGCGATGAGATGGTGAGCTTTGCTGATATTCTCACTAATGCCGAAACCGAAGGTTGCGGTGTTGTCATCTCGGTCCAGGCTTAAGCATATTTAAACAGGAGTTTGGCATGAGCCAAAAAGTAGTTCTGCAGCGCATCATGCGGTTCATCAGAACCCCAGAAGGTCCGCATAACGAGATTCTTCAGAAGGAGTTCCAATACCTTCATAGGAGTCAGGAACGAGTGCCGGGCCGAGCTCCCAGGTATGTCAGTACGCCTGTAGAGCTATTTGCAATGCAGGACAACTGGATGTATTTTCCCTGCGGGCTGCAGGAAAGGTGCCTACAGGTTCTTGCCAAGGCGGGCTACAAGCCGGAGCTCTCTGACCTGCGGCCAAAGAAACTCCCTGTTCCGGACGCCTCTAAGCTGGCTGGGCTTCGGCCCGGCCAGCTGGAGGTGATCCAGGAGATCGTCAAGGCAGACTTTGGCATAGTGGATGCTCTTACCGGATTTGGTAAAGGCGTGGTGATAGAGAAGGTTATTCAACTCTATCCCAAGCAAAAGCATGCAGTGATTACCAAGTCCAAGAGTGTTTGCAATCAGCTGTACGAACGCCTTAAGAAGGTATTCCCAAAGGCAGGCTGTTGGAATTCCAGTAAGCATGTCGAGGGTAATCCCATGGTCTGCACCTGCGGTTCTCTAGGAGGTCTTACCTTAGAGGACTTTGACGTAGTGCAGCTTGACGAAGTTCACGAACTATTGATCCCCACATTCCTGGAGTACTACCCGGGATTCAGCGGATGCAAGTTAATTTCGTATTCAGCCTCTCCTGACCAGCGCATGGATAATTCCGCATTGGCCATGGAAGCGTACTTTGGCAACAAGATCTGCAAGATCGAATATCAGGACGGCGTAGATCTTGGTCTGGTAGTTCCTATTGAAGTGTGGAAAGTGGACTGGGGTTGCACCCCGGTGGATGTAATTCGCAGCTTCAAGTCTGACGTAAAGCGCGCCAGACTGGGATACTGGGGCAACCTTGCTCGTAACAATGCTATTGCTAGGGTAATTTATGAAGAAGTACCCAAGCGTCTCTCAGAAAAAGATCCGCAGATACTCATCCTTGTTGACAAAATTGAACACGCGCTGGAACTACACAAGTACCTACCAGACTTCAAATGTGTCTACGGTGAGATGGACGATGCCACTGCAAAAGCATTTCAGCAAGCCAAACTGCTTGAAGGTGATCCGGTTTCTCGCAAAGACGTCGAGAACATACGTAAGCAATTCTCGGCAGGAACCCTGAAGCGAGCGATCGCAACGGGAATTTGGAGCACGGGTGTTGACTTCCCTCAACTCTCGGTCATCATACGTGCAGACGGCGGCGCTTCCCCGATCAAGGATATTCAGATGCCTGGTCGTGTTTGTCGCATCGCTGACGGCAAGTCAAAGGGTATCCTGGTTGACTTTGCCGACAACTACGACGTATGGGCTGCACGAAGATCTAAGACTCGATTTGAGAGCTATGAGGAAAAACAGTGGGAAATTCTTCCAGTGAATCTCAATCACTGAGTTATCGTTTACGGGAACTGTACGCAATAAACAAAATGGCTGTTACCGGATCGAAGCGTGATTACCACGCGGCGATGAACAGCACTAACCCAACTTTGAAGGCCCGATGGGATTCGATTGCTACTTGGTGTCAAGCCGAGAGCATCGATCCCCGGGCCTACATTGAGTGGTGTTTCATGCGTGAGTTTCCCGGATATCCAATGCCTTCAAAATTTGACTCCCCTTTGTTCAAGGGCGAATACATAAAGGCAGGTAAACCGGATCCAGAGTATTCAAAGCTTCAGTTGAAATACGAGCTCATGGTGAAGAGGCTCGAGAAACTGACGCAAGACGCCGGTTTAATTGAATGCTTATTGGATCCTTTAAATACTTTTGATCCTGTCTTCATCTATACAATTGCCAGAAAGATGGAACGCCATGATGAGCTGCCATCAGATATACTACTTCGCGCACAGCACCAAGTGCAGTGCCAACCTGTATATGCTGATAAGTTCAAGGGCATCGTTCCAGAGGAGCTGTTCATTCCATGGACTTAAGTCACGCAAACAATAAGTGGCTTGTCCTGGGCATGCTCAGGTCAAGCGAAGTAATGGGCATGATTGTCCAGCGGCTCAAGCTTGAAGACTTCCGAGACAACGAGACCCCTCTGAGGGTTGCTTTTATTATCGGTAGTCGTTGGTATGCGACTAGCAAGACTCCCGTTCCCTACGAGGTTGCGGTAAGCGCGTTTATGGACGAGCTCGTCCCTAACCGCGTATTGAACGAGGCAGAAGCTCTGCAGTTTGGAGAAATTCTGCAATGGGCCTACAGCTCTATAAACACATTTGAGGAGCATAAGACTTATGTCTTGGAGTTCTTGCATAAGTTTCTAATTGATCGCAAGGTTCGCCCTGCGGCATTTGGATTGGATAGAGCCGAGAACATTGTAGATAAGGTGCAGGAGCTCAATCGTACGATTGCTAGCACCTCTATCAGTAAGGCCAACTTTATCGACCCGTTCATGAGCAGTACTCCAATGCTGTCCAATGCAGTTCGTAGGCCTTGGGGTGTTGACTGGGTGGACATCGTGACTTCCGGCGGTGCAACGACCGGCGAGACTACTTTGTTCCTAGCTCCGTCTGGTGGCGGCAAGACTCTGACTAATATTCAGATTGCCACCACGGCTGCTCTCTGCGGCGAAGATTCCTTGATCCTGACCTACGAGCAGAATGCAGAAGGCATTACAAATCGTATTTATGCATTTGCTCTAGGCATCCCTATCACTAGGTTTGCAGGTCTGAGCAAGGAGGGATTTTACGCAGACAGGGGCCTCAAGGCAAAGTACGATCAAGTGCGAGAGCGCTTGGCGGGCAAGCTAATGATCGTGGATATGCTCGAAGCCGCACAGAATAGTGGTGGAGGTGGCGGCGGTGCCACAGAGGTGGAGCTGATTGTCAAGCAAGCTAGAGACTCTGGCAAGAATCCTCGATATGTGGGTATTGACTGGCTCGGGCCAATGGCAAACAACTATATGGCTGTTCGTGGTCTGAACACTGCCGAGCAGACAAAGATCATGAACCAGATGGCTGACGATCTGCGCAAGGTTGGCAGCAATCTCAAAGTCAACATATTTGTTTACCATCAGCTGGGCACCACGGCTTCGGCCAGTGGCCCCCAGCGCAAGCCCGAGGCAACAGATGCATACATGTGCCGTACCTTGCATCACTACATGGACACAGTCATCTGTGTAGGCAACCGAGACAAGGAAAGCAACATGGCTTGGGTAAATGCCCCAAAGGTTCGTAATGGTGCGCCATTTATGGACTCCTTGATTCAGATGGACGGCGCCATGTCTCGTTGGAAGCTAGTCGATAAGTCGGAAGTAAATACCGAGACAATGAAGCTATATGGCCAGAAGGCGGAATCCAAGCCTGTTGGAGAGGATGACGAGCCTAAGGTTCGCCGTCGCAAGGACCCCTTGGCCTTCAATGAAACCGTTAGGGCGCATTTGGGATGAAGCACATAAACGAATCTCTTTTCAAGGCCTTGAAGAAGAAATTCGGAAAGGTCCAGGTAACCAATGCTGGGATCGAGGCTAAGTACCACGTGGTTGAAGATAAGGTTGCTGCTTGGGCCTCGGCCCGTAACGGCAATCTTGATGCTTCCACAAAGCGCGTAAACCTAATTAATTGGGGCGAGACATATGCTGTAAATTGTCCCCGATGCAATGACAAGAGATCGAGACTGTACATCAGTCACATCTGGGGCACTCACTGCGAGCAAGCAAATAAAAAATTGTTCTCGTGCGTGAAGTGTCACAATGAGAGTTGCTACTGGGGGGATTTGTGGAATGTGCTATTTGGCACGGACTACGATCCCGCCATAGAGCAAAAGTCTGAAGATCTCAAGACAGGCGTAGACGCAGACGCTAGAAGAATGGAATTGCCGGGCCCTGTAGAAAATCTTATTCCAATTAATCAATTGGCTGAAGATCACCCCGTTATTCAGTATTTGATCTCTAGAAACTTTACCGACATCAATATGCTGGCAAACGAGTATCAGTTTTGTTTTTGTAGTAAAAGCCCATGGCAAAAACGATTCACGGACTCAGGCGGCAACTGGCATACGATAACGCCACAGAACAGGCTTATCATTCCTAATGTTCAACAAGGCGTATGGCAGGGCTGGATGGCAAGGTACATCGGAGACATCCCAAAAGATCCTAACTCCGGTAAGCCTGTCATACAGAAGTATTTGAATGCTCCAGGTTACTCCTTCAGCTCAAGCGTCTATCGTTTGGAGTCTGCCAAAGCGTTCAGCAACGGCGACTTCTGTATTGTTTGCGAGGGTGCCCTGTCCGCAATAGCTTGTGGTTTTGCTGGCGTGTGCACCTTCGGTATGTACCCAAGGCCAATGCAAGAAGAACTGCTTGCAAATACGTTTAAAGACGGGCAGATCGTTTTCATGGTCGAGCATGAGGCTGCAGCCAATAAGCGTATCTTCGATGTCATTGCAAGACTGAATGGCAAAGTTGCAAAAGGGTGCCTTGCTGTCGAACTGGCCAAGGGTAAAGATCCTGCCAGCATGACTACCTCAGAACTCATGGAAGCGGTAATTAATAAACAAAGAAACAACCATGTCTAATCAAAACTCCACCACGCCTATGCCGGCTCCACCGCAAACAAGTAGTCTCAAGCAGTGGAACGTAATCGTACATAATGACGACGTAAACACTTACATGCACGTCATTTCAAGTTTTGTACATCTTGTGAAGCTGGACGGTCCTACGGCTGTACTGAAGACCGTAGAAGTAGACACGGAAGGCCTGTCCATTGTGGCAACAACCCACAAGGAACATGCCGAACTCCTGCAAGAACAATTGCAGTCTGTGTCTCTTACCTGCACAATTGAACCCGCCTGAAAGGCACATAATGCCAGCAGAAGCTACTGACGAAAAAGTTGAAAAGTATGGGGCTATTGCTGTTCTGCGAGCAGAACAGTATGGGCAGCAGATTGAGTACTCCTTTGAGGAGATGCTTAATAACATCAGCAACGTGACCATTACCGGAGCAAATGGTAAGTTCATGCCAGTAAAGATCATTCCTGGCATTCACTTAGACTCCGTATTTGGCCAAGGTCCTATAGTTCCCGGCAAAACAGCTGCAGCAGTTGTAGGTCCTGCGCATAAGAAAATTATGTTCGTGGGCTGTTGGCCGAACTCCAAGGAAGACGCAAACGCCAGGCTCTATGTTGGTGATTGGGTTACGGAGTTTGAGAATCTAGTGCACAAGACCGGGTTTCCTGTAAGCGATTGCTATTACACTACTTATGTAAAGCAGTATGTGGATGGAAAGAAAACAGCTATTCCAAAAGAGTTAGTTCAGGAATATGCTGCCATGTTCAAGCGAGAGCTTGAACTGGTCAAGCCCGATCTTGTCATCCTGTTGGGGGCCAAAACTCTCAAGGCCGTACTGGGCGCTAAGGCCACCGTAGACAAGTACAAGAATCGTACTATGTCTGCCGAAGAAAGCCCCCTTGGAGTCAAGACTGCAATCATGACGGACTTTTCGGCAATTATTCACATGCCGGAAGTACGGGCGGGTATCGCCATGGACATGAGCAGGATCGCCAATGAGCTAGCAAGCGGCAAGGTCACCGTAGAAGACGATACTCACATTGAGTATCAGTGCATCTATAGCTCTGAGCAATTGAAGGATAGCCTCAACACAATTGAGCAGGAGTACTCTGGGTGGGTAGCTGTTGACTGCGAGTGGGGCGGCGGCAACCACCTCTCTGGCTCTTTACGGTGCATTCAATTCAGCTGGGCTCCAGGCAAAGCATTGGTTGTCGTGTTTAATCACGTTAATCTGCAGCCAACTCCGATTGGTCAAAACCCACAAGAAGCATGGGCTTTGATTAAAAGCTTTATAGAGAACGGTAAGACCAAACTGATCGGCCACTTCATACGTGCCGACTTGCCTTGGCTAAAGCACAATGGAATAGACGTCACTGTCTCTGCTCTTACCGGCTGGGATACGGCACTTGCTGGGCACTTGCTAGACGAGAACTGGGCTCAAGGTCTAGAGGTGTACACGGCACGGCACACTCAGATGGGTCGTTATGAGTTGGAACTGAACAATTGGGTCAAGACCAATAAGTACGACGTGGATGAGTTTGGCTATGGCGGTATTCCTGACGAGGTGCTATTCCCGTATGCCGCCAAGGACGCAGATGCCACATTCCGCATATTTTTAATTCAGTACGCGGAGATGATGCAACCGGAAAATGAGAAGGTCAAAGAGCTTTTCCAGAATGTAGTAATGCCAGCTACACTACCTATCCTAGAGATAGAAATGACTGGCATGAATGTGGATCGGGAGCGCCTAGAGCTGCTATCCCACAAGTACACAGCTAAGCGCACCGAGCTGGCAGAGACTCTTAGAACAATGCTATCTTGGCCTGATTTTAATCCTGATTCTCCAGTCCAAAAGGCTGCAGCTTTGTTTGGCTGGGTGAAGCAGGGAGCCAAGCCTAGCTTTCCCGACACAGCTACTCTTTGTAAGTTTGAGCCAATCAAGGCTACAAACGACAAGAAGTGGGCAGACCTCATCAAGAACCCGGAAAAGATGGCCAGCTATACTCCATCTACCGATAGGTCTGTGCTGACAGGGTTGATATTGCAGCATAAGGATAATCCCTTGCTCAATGCCATGCTGCTATATACAGCTGTAGCCCAGACTGTGAAAACCTTTACCGGAGAGTTTGGCGACGATCCGATTACAGGTGGACACAAGGTGGACGGCGGCATTCTGCCCAAGCTGTGGAGCGACGGCAGAGTGCATACTCGCATTCGACAGACCGTAGAAACTGGCCGTTATGGGCACTCCGATCCCAACATGGCTCAGCTTCCAAAGACTGCCGAAGATCTGGTCAGCAGGGCATTCAAAGACACTAATCAGCAAATCCCATCCATCCGTTCGTGTTTCCGCGCGGATCCTGGTTGGGTGCTGCTGGATTGTGACTGGGTACAAGCAGAGTTGTTTGTTATGGCCTGGCTATCCGGAGATACCAATATGCAACAAAAGCTTGGAGATCCGGGTTCGGACTTCCATTCTGAGGTTGCCATAGAAATGTTCCGCCTGGATCAGCCACCGGCAGACTATGCCAAAGGCAAGAAAGATTGGCTCAAGGAAAGCGGAAACATAAAGTACAGGACAATTGCAAAAACCATCACGTTCGGAATTGCGTATGGTCGTGGCGGAGCAGCCATCAAAGAAGCGGTATATATGGAAGGCGTCAACATCACGCTGGACGAAGCTCAGCAATCTGTGGACAAGTTTAAAGAGACTTTTCCTCAGCTTGCACATTGGTTGATATCGCAGCAAGAGAAGGTCAGCAGTCAGGGCTATGTCGAGAATGGCTTTGGCCGACGTCGTCGGTTTGAGCACACGGAAGACAATGAACTGCTGGCACATCAGAAGCGACAAGCAATGAATGCGCCGATTCAAGGTACTGTTGGCGATCTTATGTCGCTGGCTTTGGTCAACCTATACATGATTCGTGAGGCCGAACGTCCTCACCTTCAGTATCGAGTTGTCATGAGTGTTCACGACCAGGTAATAGTCACCTGCCCTGCAGAGCAGGTTGACGAGACATTGGAGGTAATGAGAGTCGCGATGTGTGAGAGGTGCACTATTCCGGGCAATGATTTGGTGCTTGGCATTGACCCCGAAGTGTGCATTCGTTGGAGCGAACCCTTGACTTCCGAGGACGTAGCTCAGTATCCTGTTCTAGCCAAGTACAAGAAGTAACGTTTAATCTCTTTTTACAAACCCCTAAGGAAAAACACACAAATGGCTTTTGACTTCAACAAGGCTGTTCACACGAACAGCAAGGTAGACTCAGGTAATCGCAGTTCGGATTACCAGAAGATGTTTAACGATGATGCTCCAAGCCTGGGCTACCTGTCCAGCAAGGCTCCGTGCGAGTTCATCCTCGTTCCTCCGCATCCAACCTACGGTGCCAGCATGGCAATGACTTCTGGCGGTTTCCGTCAGGATCAGCTGCGCGGGGTTGTTCCCACCCTCGGTCAGTACGGCATTGACTGGGTAATGGTCTACCGCAAGATCGGCAACGATCCAGATCCTCGTAAGCGCAAGGACATCCTGGCCATCAATATGGTCGAGGGTCCTGACGGCATGTCTGTTCAGGCCGAGCGTGACTGGGGTAACGGTTACAAGAGCCCGATGTACAAGCTTCGCGAGTACCTCTGGAAGGCTGGCGGCGGTCACAAGTACGACAAGACTCAGCGTCGTTCCATGCCGACCATCAATGTCGATACCAGCACCACGAAGTATCGCCGTGCTCTTGAGCTCGTTCCTGTCGATGGCAACGACCTCAACGCTCCGCTTGGTCGTGCCGTTCGCACCATGTTCCTGCAGGGTTTTGTCGCCAGTAACGCTGGTATCAACTACCTGCAGGACGAGGATGGTCAGCCCTGCTGGCCCCGTCACAAAATCCTGATGATTAATCAGGTGTCTGCAATCAAGAGCCGTGAGGATGCTCGCATCAAGGAGGGCTTCTACGACGCTTGGTTTGAGCGTGTGGATGGCATGCCTATGGATCCTGAGGGGATCGTGGACACCTTCGGAGACATCTCCGAAAGTCCAGAATCTCTGATGGCGTGGGAAGCCGGCTTCAAGCACGGTGATTTTGCAACCAATCAGAAGATGGTTACCTTCAGCAGTTATGCTTCTGGCCCAGCAGGTATTGCTACTTATTCCTGCTCTGTCCAGAACCTGGTTGATCGCTTTGGTCCGGGCTACGTTCTTCCGGACGAGGTTCTGAAGAAGGTTCGTCCATTCAGTGACTATATCCTGGAGAACAACGAGAAGCTGCAGATTCAATGGCTGCTTGAGCTGTTCCCGGGTGATGAATGGGCCATGATCGAAGCCGGCATCATTCCGGACGGTAGCAATCGTGTGGCAATGGGTGGTTTCTCCGCTCCTGCCGCAGCGCCTGCTCCTGCTCCGGCGATTCCAACTCCGGTCTTGCAGGCTCCTGTTGCGCGAGTCCCTGTGCCGGTTGCTGCTCCGATGGTTAAGCCTGTTGCAACTCCGCCAATGCCTCGCCCCGTAGCTCCGATTGCGGCTTCTGCCACACCGGTTGCTCCGGCAACCCCTGCTCCCGCAGCGGGCAACAGTCTGTCTTCTCAGATGCAAGCAATGATGGCCAAGCTTCAAAACAATATGAATAAGCAAGGCTGAAAGTAGGTAAAACACTATGGCAAAAAAGAAGAAAGACGAATCAGGTGACGCAAGTCAAGATCCCGCACTCGTTGGTATCAAGGCACTCATGGCTCATGCCATGAAGGCCAGCACCGGCCAGGTCTGCCTCGCGGCAGACCTGGCCGATAGAGTGTGGGGCATTCCTTGTGACCATCTATCCTATCGGTGGCTTTGCGACAATACTTGCTACCAGATGAGTAGAATCATCGGCGTAGCTGGTATGAAGGAGAGTTGTAAGTCGGCGTTTGCAATGACCCTAGCCAAGGTTTGGATGGACCTAGGCGGTGCATGCATTTACATCGACACCGAAAACAAGAAGAGTCCTGCTCTGTATCAGGCAGTGGTGGGTAAGAAAAACACTTACCGCACTATTGACCACATCGCTTTCAACACCGAGGAGTGGCAAGAGCAGATTCTAGGGGCTCTTAAGTTTTCCTCGGAAGACTCTTCTATGGCAGATGTTCCTGTCATGTTCATCATCGACTCGCTTGGCGGCGTAGACACCAAGGAGAGCGATGCTCGTATTGAAAAGGAGGGTGGAGTCAATCCTCGCAATACGGGCGGCATGATTAAGTGCAAGTCTCACAACGAGTTCTTTCGACATGTGAACAAGCACCTGTACATGAAGCCATATGCACTGGTGTACATTAATCACTTGTCTGACGATCCCAATAGTCCTATCCAGGGCGCCAAGCGCAAGCCTGGTGGCACTGGTCAGGACTATCATGCAGTGTTGGATCTCTGGTTCTCCGTGGTAAAGGGCACTCCAGTCTATAAGGCTACTCGTGGCTTTACAGAAAAGGTGCTTAAGATCACGGTAAACAAGAATTCAATGGGCGCCAGCAAGCGCAACATTGAGATCCCGTATCGTTGGAAGGGCGATGAGGAGACTGGTCAGATCGGTGAATGCTGGTTTGACTGGGATGCTGCCACCGCAATGCTGCTCACAGATGACAGCCCCACTGGCGTCAAGGGACGCCTAAGGGAGATCATCAACGTGACAGTCAACAGCAACAAGTACAGCTGCAAGGAGCTGGGCTTGGTGGCGGTTACCGACTCTGAGATGGGTGCGGCTATTCGTAGTGCCGTGGATCTCCGGGAGCGTATCTCGGACGCACTTGGCATTAATCGTATGAAAGTTTATCCAAAGTTGGACGTCGAGGATAAGGCTATCTACGAAGAGGTCCGTTATCCAAAGCTGCTGGCCAACGCCACTACGGATTCTGACGAACAGGGGCAGTAATGAAGAAAAACGAGAAGCCTAACTTTTTCGATACTTTCGAAGAGTACAAGCAGAAGCGAGACAACAACCGGCAGGTTGTGTATGAAAACAAAGTCTGCCGAAAGTTGATTACGCGCATGTTTGAAAAGGGCAGCTCGGACCGAGAATACTGGAGCAAGCGGCTAGAGGCGAGCAGTGAGCCTCTAGCCGAACTCCAGGAGCTGATGGGTCCGTTTTGCCTAACAACTCTTAGGATGCAGCAATGGAGCATCAACGATCTACTCGGTCCTCCGACAAAGATAGCGCAATTACCTTTGTGGCAGGAGTTCGCTGCAAAGGTCGCACAGTGTAGCCCCAAACAGATTACCGCCATGGTGTTTTATAATTCTGTAATTGGCCAAGACATGGTTATACATACAGGACTAAATACACAAATGCCTAAAGGCTATTTTCGCTTAATGCGTACGTCTACGTCAGGCGACGGCGGAGTAATCATTGACACCTTAGACGGATTTTTGGAGTTAATTGCAGGTA